CAGCTGGCTCAGACTTCTCTTTAGAAGTAATAACAAGAGCAGCCAGCCAGGTACTGTCAGTAACAGAGATAGAAAGAGAAATCGAAACTACCTCTACTACGGTATCATTATCAGTATTCTCTCAATAGGAGCACCAGCACATGCTGAAGAGGGAGAAACGAACAACACTTCCAACCCTGTGGCAGCTGCAACCGGAAATGTTACCAATCAAGCTGTGCAATTCCAGAATAATGGAGCTCCAAGTCGCCAGGTCTATGGACCCAACATTAGCTGTAACGGCGCAACGATGACGTTCAGCCCGTTCTATATGGGCAATCATACGAAACCGTTTGATGAACATATGGATCAACAAAGCTATACAATAGGAGAGAACTGGGGTGGCCAAATTAACTTTATGGTACCCCTTGATGGTTCTCTTGTTGAGCGTTGTAAAGCTATCGCAGCTAGACAACAAGCAAAGATGGAACTCGACTATGAATTAGTTAGAGTTCTGAAGTGTGGAGAATTACAACAGAAAGGTTTTATGATACGACCTAACACACGTGTATATAAGATGTGTAGTGATGTAATACCTATATCTGGATTCCTTAAAGAAGTTGCCGCAGCTAAAGCTAAAGCAAACCCACCGCCACCTAAGAAGTGGTGGCAGAAACTTAACCCTTTTTAAACAAATGAGTTCATTAACATTACAAAGAAAAGAGAATCTTCCAAATCTAGATCCTCCTTCAGACCTTACTAGTCCAGTTAAAACTTCTTTTGTCTTACAACAAAAAGCAAAAGCAGTAGTAGTTGAAGAAAAAAAAGTACAACCCAAAAATACTAAGTCATGAGTTATTCGGTAAATACAGCAGCTAGAATTGCAGGTCCAGGGCTAAGAAAACCTGGAGTAGCTAGACAGTTAGCAGCAGGATCAAGTTCAGCTAATACAGCTTTAACTTCTACATGTGAACGTATTTCCATATTAGCTGTAACTGCTGATATTAGATACCTTATAGGTACTAGCGCACAAACAGCTAATGCTGGTACTAGTCACTTTATTAAAACTGGGGAACGTATTGAATTAGATGTACCTATTGGTGCTAATATTGGGATTATACGGGATGCATCAACTGATGGTGTATTAGAAGTAACTGAATTTGCAAATTATTAAACCACTAAAACAATGATCGTATTAATTAAACCTGTCCTATTCGCCTTTATTAAATCTACTTCAGTTAAACAACTGATTGTTGATCTATTAGAAGGCCTGGTTTCATCCACTGAAAATACATTAGATGACCAAGCAGTAGCTGCAATTAAAGCAGCATTATTCCCTGGTGGGAAGTAAATATTATGGCGTTAAAAGCCGCAGAAGATAAATTTAATGAGTTACATAGCCTTGTCACTAGTGAATTCTTATCTAGAGTTCGTAGTGGTGAGGCTACTACTCAAGACTTAAAAGCTGCATGTGACTGGTTAAAAACAAATGATATCACTGGAGTAGCTTATGAAGGCAGTCCAATGGATAAATTAGCCAAAATCATGCCAACAATAGACCCAGAACTTGTACAACATAGGCTCTATGGCAAAAACATCAACCGAAACGTATCGAACAAACGCTAAATCTAGGGCTAAGCACGTTCGGGATAATAGCCCTGGAGGTAAATATGCTCACTCTAAGAAGTATAAAAGAGACCACTCTACTGCAAGAGCAAGCTTAAAAATCAGAAAAGGTTCTACACAAGATGCTTCCAAGCAGTCTGATGGTTCTTATAAAGCAGAGAGTCGGAAGGCTAACCGTGGAAGAGGTGGAGCACAGAGGAGGTAGATATGAATGATGAAGAAGAGTTTTTAACACCTACTATAACACAAACAGAACCTTTAAGTCTACAACAATTCATCAGACAATTAGGTAATGAAGAATACCGACGAAGTTTAATAAATAGAAACACTCCTGCAGCTGACTATTTAATTAGAAATGCTAAGACTAAAACAATAGGTAAAGAACTGACACCATATGTAGAAAGTGGTGTTCAGATGTTAGGTAATGCATATCAAGATACAATGTGGAAAGCTAGGCGAGGATTGCTAGGTCCACATCCATTTATTGGTGCTCATGCTATAGATGCTTTAGGTAAGATACCTTTACCTGATATACCTCTTGATAAAGGTATATCTCATGTTGCTCACGAAGGACTTGGTATTGATAAACCTCTAGCAGATGTAGGTGGTCATGTAGGTGAACTACTTATAACTAGAAAACTTATAAAATCAGGAGTACCTGCAGCATATAATGCTTTAAATAAACAACCTTGGGCTCATCGAAGTATGTTCAATTATGGAGCAGCGGCTAGAAGTAGTTTTGATTCCATGCTTGACCAACTTACTGCAGCTGCAAATGTTGTTGACAAAGGGTTACAAAGAGTTGGTGTAAGACCACGCATCTATAAAGGTGCTAAACCTCCTGGTTCAGTACCTATGGAACCTAGAAGTGTTGCTATGCAAAGAGCAGTTAATGATGCATTTAGTAGAGAAAAGAATCTTTTAGGTGAATATACATATGGTAGTGTAGTTAAACCTGGTAGTTTATTTTCTAAAAATTACAAGGGTATACTTAGTAAACCACAGCCTTATGCATTACCAGCTTCAAGTGGTGGGAGACCTTTTGTCCCTGATGACCCTATACAGAATGCTATATCAATAAGGCGGGCTGTTGATGCAGGATTTACTCAGGGTGGTAGAGCAGCCCGTTTCAATTTTAGAGCCTTTTTAAATAATAATTTAGAGGATTATAAACGACTTGTAGCTTCAGATATATCTACTACCTGGCACTCAGGACTTGCTCGTTCTAGAAGCCCAGAGCTTAGAAGGACTGCCTCTTTTAATAATCTTAGGAATTCACTTCTACATGGCTGGTGGGAAGATTATGGTGATGCTATGACAGCTTTAGGTTGGGAGCAAAGACATGTAAATCTTGATCACAGATTGACTTTAGTACAATCTATGGGTATCTATCATAATGTAGATAGAAGATCACCATTCCATCGACAGCTACAAGAAATTGCATTAAGAAGAGGATATACACCAGGTGATGCTGAAGATAATTTAGATTTAGTTTCCCCAGAAGTCCATCAACTTAAAACTAATTTCTTTAACGATCTCCATGGATTAAATACTCATGGTAATATGAAGTATTGGAATGGTCAACATAAAGATTTAGTAGATGCAAACGGTAATCCAATAACTAGATTTCAGATAATGGATAGGAGTCATAAAGCTTGGGGTACATACACGGCAGAAGAAGCAAAAGCTTTACATCTACAAGTAGTGGAAGATTATTTTGATCATGTTGACCGTGGATCAGCTATACTAGATAGTGCTCAAGCAGTCTGGAAAGCTAATAATAAAAAAGGTATATTACCAGAAGAAATAGCATCTGAATTGATGAAAGTTACTTTAGATGAAAACCGGATTTATAGACCAGAAATTATCAATGCAACAATAGATAGTTTTATACAAGCTGAAACTGCAAAACTTAATAATCTAAAAAGAATACAAGAGATACGAGGAGAATTAGATGAATATGATAGATTGTCAACTCCTGCTACTCGTTCTCCAGAAGATAAGGTAATATACAAGGGTTTACAATCTGAACTTGGAAGATTAAATAAAGTAATAAAACCTAGTTTCTTTAAAAAATGGTTAAAGAAAGAGCAGAAGAAATTAAAAGGTGGGACTCAACAAGGATTAGATCTTTATCTCTATGATGAGTTAAATAATCAAGAACTTGATAATATACTTGAAAGATTAATCATGCAGCGAGAAGAATGAATACCTTAACCGCTTTAAAAGACGACTTTAAATTATTCCTACAAGCATTATGGGCTGAACTTAATCTACCTAGCCCAACAAGAGCTCAATATGCTATAGCAGATTACTTACAACATGGTCCTAAACGTCTCCAGATCCAAGCCTTCCGTGGTGTTGGTAAGTCTTGGATTACTGGTGCCTTCGTTCTATGGACCCTCTTTAATGACCCCGAAAGAAAAATAATGATTATATCAGCTTCTAAAGAAAGAGCTGATAACATGTCAATCTTCTTACAAAAACTAATTATTGAAACCCCATGGCTCAAACATCTCCAACCGAAATCAGACGACTCTCGCTGGAGTCGCATCAGCTTCGACG